GTTTCGCGAGATAAAAATGCCAAATCAACAACAAAACCAGGCATACCAGGATATTCCACTTGTACTGATTTAGAAGGAACTAACAGTGTTTTTAAAGAGAGGGTAGTCATTTTATAATAATAAGTTTAAAAAGAGAGACTGGAGATCAGCCCAGTCTCTATAAAAATGCAACGGTTAATTAAACTGCTGCGTAATAAGAAATTTCGAGTTCGTTCTTAGCTTCAATATCGTAAGCACCGCCTACGGCTGCACCTTGTGGGTTTAAAGTAATTGAAGTAGAAATAACTTGTTCAGAAGTAATAGTTGGAATTGTCAACATAGTTGTTGGCATTGACAAACTCATGCGATTTGCGTTGCTTGATCCACCTAAGTCAACTGTTACAGCAAATTTGTTTTCTGTAGAGCTTGAGCTAGCAGTTAACAAATCACTTAACAATTGAGCACTTTCATTTGTACCTGTTTTTAAATAACAAGTTACAGTAGCAGAAATAGCACGTGAACCAGTGAAGTACGTAATAGGTTGGTTAACTACACCCAAATTAGCAGGTGTCAAATATGTCAAATTGTTATTGATAGTAATGCTACCACCAGTAATTGCTACAGAATAACTTTTAGCAGTCAATCCGCCAAAAGCCAGTGCAGCAATACTCATTGTTGATAACTTGTTAGCAATAAATTTAGCTTCTGTATCTTTGTATTTAGCTGTACCGGCCAGTCCGCCACTTAAAGCAACAGTACCAGCACTAGGAGCTGCAATAACAACGGAAGCTAATTGACGCATTGAAGTACCTTTACCTGCCCAAGTAATAGAAGCAATAGCATCTAAACCAAAGTCAACAGTAGCGGAATCCACAGCACAGTTATCAATTGCATAAGCAACTGCTTCAAACACAATAATTAAGCCAAAGGCTTGTAATTGGTGAGCATTAGAATTAGCAAAAGCAACTTTAGAAACTGGAGTAAGACCTGGGGTAGCTGTCCAACCGGCACCTGCAGCACCAATAAGACCAGTGCCAGCCATAGCGTTCCAGAGTACAGACTCTTCGCAACCAATATAATCGTCTGCATCAGCAGCAAGATTAATTACGCTACCTTCTTGAAACTTAGGGCGAATGTAAGTAGCAAAATTCCAATCAACTGGCTCTAAGCTAGTGTTAAAACTTCGCTGACCACGAATTGGTGCTGCACCTGCTTCGTTTAAGGTAACTGTTTCAGTACCTGTGTTTTGTGAAAATGAGAAACCGTCTTGAACTTGTAGTTCAAATGTGTTTGTATCGCTAAAACCTGTAGCGGCTACGCGATTACTTGAATCCAAGTTAGTAGTGAAAAATACGCGACTATTGCGAATTAAATTTAATGCCATACTCTTTCCTTTATGATTTTTGGAAATACTTAAGCACTGTGACTAGATATTTATCTGTTGTTATGCTTGTATAAATCCGAGTTATACTAATGCGTAGCGCACTTGTAGATTGATTTCACCGACACCGTAAGGAGCTAATAGTCCTTCGTCAGTAGTGATTGACTGAATTAATATTTCAGTTGTTGAAAGGTTATTAGTAATATCATATACTAATACACGGTTAGCGTTGATTACAGTTTCGAGATCATTAATTAAATCTTCTAACTGTTGTTGGGCTTCGTTTTCGCTACGAACATATACTTTTACGCTAATGTTTAATAAGCCCCAAGTAAAGTCGGCTGGATGATACTCGCGGATTTCTGTGCCTGCTGTAAGATACACGCAAGGGAAGTCTTGGACTTCATCCCAAAACTTAAGTTTAGGGTAGCTGTTATCGAATAAATCAGAACTATATGGAGCATTTCCATCTATTACTTTAAATTTTTCAGCTAGGGCTGTTACAATGCTAATTCTTTTTGTCATAATGATACTGCCCTTAACTTACTGCCTACTACTTGTTGTGCAATTTCTCTAATTGATTTAGAGATTAATAATTTAGGGTCTCTAGTTGCAGGTATAGACTGGCGTCCGTTAGCACTAAATGTTGCGTAAGGATTTTTCATGTAGGAGTAAAAAGCTGTAACAAAACCATCACGACTGCTTGTTAAACGTTCTACTTGAACTGTACTGGCAAATCTACCTGTTCTATAGTTAAGAACATTTTTGCTATTACCACTACCCATATTAGCACTTATTACGTCTTGAAGCTGACTATTTATTAAGGTTGTTAAAGTGAAAAGGTTTAAGTTAGTTTGGTTACTTGTAGCTGCTTTATTAGCGCTTGCCTTTACGCCACCAGATTTAGTTTTACCAGTGAGTTTAGCATCTGTTTTTAATAAAGCATGGGTTTTAACAGTACCTTTGGCTTTAGCCGTAGAAGTTTTTACAACTCTTGGAGATTTGTTGCCTTTTAGGTTTTCTACGAGTAAATCATTTATATACTCAGATAAAGAAGGGGAAGCTCCAGTATTTATACTACTATCGTCTAGTAAGCCGCCTTTAAACTTATTTTTTGCTTGTTCTGCAATAGTCGGTAAAATAGTGTTACCGATGTAAGCTTTAATTCTCGCTAGTTCTTGCGTACGCAGGGTATTTGTGTTAAATGCTGAAGGCATTGTTACCACAAAGGAAAACTGCATGTCTAGCATTTTTCCTGCTTTTTCTGTAAAGTTTTGTTTAAACTTTATATCATAGTTAGCGTCTAAGTATAGATCAGCTATTGCTAATTCTAATCCTTCGGACTTTTCTTTGCCTGATAAAAGAAACTGCCTTTCTTGTGCTAAAGGCATATTAATACCTATTAGCTTATCATTTACATCAAATGCTGCTGTATGTCCAGCATTAATAAAATCACCAATAGTAAAACGATTTTTTGTGCTAGAAGAAGCACTATAAGGTCTTAACTCAATATCATAACTTTTGGAAAATGCTTCACGTAAAGCTTTATTTAAGGCTGTGTTTACTTTTTCTACTGCCCCATTAAAAGTTGGGGCTATTACAACATAAGCATTTTTGCCTAAATTTTCAACAATAGAATTAGCATCTGAAGCTATAAAAATTCCTAGACTTTTTCCTTGTGTTCTTAGTTTGAACTGAAAAGTTGCTGTAGCATTTCTATATCCAATATAGCTTGTACGTTTTGATAAAGTATTTATTAGTCCGTCAAAATCTTTTTCTACTTTAGTAATAAAAGGCAAAAAGGGTTTTTGTGGTATAGTTAGTACTGCTGTTTTAATTGTATCGTGCAAAAACTTAATTAATTTTTCTTTTTTAGGAAACCTAGACTGTATGTAGTCTTCATTACCTGAAAAATTACTAAAGCCTAGATTAGCGACTAGCTCTTTTACTATTAGATCTATGTCTACAATATAAAAAGTAGGTAAATTAGAATCAATAAGGTCACGTAACTTTTTTGATTCTAATTTAGCAATGTCAAAGTCTTTATATAAAGCACTTTTCTGAACCTTAGTATTTGCACCAGCTAAAGCACTACCAGATATCATGTCTAATAATCTGGAGAAATGTAGCTTTCTTGCCATTATGTAAAGTCCGCTACGTACTGATCTAAAACACGCTTAATTGTTGCGGGTAAATTAGTAGATGCAACATAGTTGATTTGCGTAGTGTTAGGATTTAAATCGCGACTACTATGTACGGCGCCATTGTTGCGCGAGTAATACTCAATTAAATCCAAGACGGCTAGTTTTAAATCGCCAGGAATAGGATCGTATCCACCAAAGTAACTTACACGATATCCGTTAATTGCTTCTTCAAATATAGGTGTCTTAATACTAATTAGCGAATCGCCTTTGAGTACATAGTCTTCAAACTTTACTAGGTTTGTATATGTTTTGCCATAGTCTTGGCTATAGGCTACTGAAGATACGCTTACAACAGGAGTTTCTTTTAATAAGATCTCACGAAATCCACCATCAAAAACTTCGACTTTAATATCGCTGTAGAAGTCCACGAAAGTACGACGGCAGTATGATTTTACCAAGTCACTGACTTTAGGTATTAAGAAATCAATTTCTGAATCTGAATTTGTGCTGGTAATGCCCATGTAAGTTTTGTATTCAGCTTTTGTTACTAAATCTGTTGCCATAAATACCTCACTTGTTTTATAAAGGCACAAAATACCTTTATAAAACAAGACCCCGAAGGGTCTTGTTAACATTTACACTATCTGATTAGATCAGGTTGCTGTGTATTTGTGAGCTGCTACGCCAGTACCTTGTGCAGTAGTAACTTGAGTCATACCGGTACGGAGGCTAGCCACCATAACACGACGTTGTGTCTCAACTAACTCTTGGGTATCAATGCGGAGACCGCGTTGGTTACCAACAAGGAAGTTTCCTGGATTAACAGCGATAGCACCGGCAATACCAGTACCTGCAGCTGCGTACTCAGCAGAAACTAACACAGGGCTTCCACCAACTTGACCGATTTGACCAGTCAACACAGTGGCTTGTGCACCAACTTTATCCATAGTTTGGAAGATAGGATCTTCTAACAACTGGTAATATGAATCGGTGTTAACGATGAAGATAACTTCAGCGGGATCAAGACCCCAAACACCCAAAGCTTGACGCAATGAACGTAATTTAGCAACGGTAATACCAGCGGCAACTGTGTTACCAGTAGCAGTGGTGTTAGTAGCCCAGTTCGACAATCCTTTAACAGGATCAGCACCAGCACCAGCACCTAACAAGAAAGCCTTGTCAACAGCGCGAGCAACACGACGAATCATACCGTCACGGATAATTGGCATCAAAGCCAACAAAGCATCTTCTTCTTCTTCATATGCAGTATACTCGTTAGTAGCAACTTTATATGCGTTCAAAGTGATTTCTTTGAGCTGATGAGTAGCTGTGTTACCAGCAGAAGCACTAGTACCGAAGCCAGCGTTCTGAACCCACTGTGCTAAACCAGCTTCTGGATTAACAGGCATAGTCATCACATTGGTTTGCATAGCAATGTTACGGAAAATAGGAGAAACCACTAAACGGCGGCGAATCTCATTTTCCATGTTCATAGAAACTTCAGTTTCCCAGATACCGCTTGGCAGGTGTGCACCAGTTGTAGACACGTCACCAGAAGCATATCCAGAAGCTTTCTCGATCAAAGCGCGGCCGGTACGTGTTTCTTGAACAGACTTACCAGACATCTTTGACAACAAGATTGCCTTCTCTTTTTCAGCATAAGTCAAACCATCACCAGCAGCTTTTGTGTCTGCAAACGACATTTTTGACTTTGTGATTGCTTCGATTTCAGCAGCTTTATCTTTTAAAGCAGCTTCTAAACCAGCGATCACGGATTTATTTGTTTCTTCAGCAGAGGCTAAACGCTTCTCGACTTCCGCCAAGAGCTTTTCAGCACCAGTGTCAACAGTGGAGATAGCTGCAACAGCTGCTTTAACGCGTGCGTCAATATCAGCAGTAGCTTTTTCAGCGGCTAATTTCTCAGCAGCATCTTTAGCGTGTTTTTCTCCGATGGCTTTAGCAGTTTGCTCAGCCGCTTTGCTAGCTGCATCAGCTAACATTTGTTCTAATTGTTTTGGATCCATTTTCCATTCCTTTGTAACATCGCTGTTCGCTTCCGTAGAGGATTCTAGCCCTTTAGCTGATTCGCTTTTGGGTGCAAACTGCATTTTGAAAGATTTAAATTCTTCGTCGTTTTCAAACGACTTAGAGAGACTAAATAATGTGTTTTGATTTGCAGGTACTGACACTACTGAAATTTCGTGCAGCTCCAACTCCTTTACCACAAACAGCTCTGCAGCTGAATTGTACTCCGCATCTACAATGCGAAATCCGATACTAAAAGCTGTTAGTACACCGTCTTTTACTAATTTATAAACGTCACCGGCTGCAGAAGAAATTCGTGCTTTTACAAGCAATCCTTTTTCATCAACCTTGTGTTCGACCATTCTACCGATAGGAGCGCTGTGATTATGGTATGCTAAAATTACTGGATTTTTCAAGTAATTTTGAATACCTTTTTCCCAGACGCTTACAGGAACAATGTCGCCCTGTCTATCAACGTCAGTGGTTGAAGCGTAACCTTTAATGGTTAACATTTCAACGCTTTCGTCTGTGGTAGTAGGTTCACTCTTAGTAAAAGAACTGTTTACATACAGCACTTTATTTTTATCTACCATAAATACCCCTTTTATTGCTGATTATCTTTTGGCTTTCCACCTTGCGACGGATCAGCAGCCGAACCAGCAATATTAGCTGGTATTCTTATTTCGTCATGACCAGTCATCTTGTCATAACGTAATTCTTCACGTGCTTCATTAGCTGTTATGATGCCTGCATTGACAAGTGTCGAATGATAGGCAGCAATATCTTTTAGTTCTGGTTGTAGTGCGGAAACTGAGCTTGTAATAGCCTCAACATCATATCCAAAGTATCTTTCAACAGCTGAAATAAACCTACGATTAATAGGCATTACTGTTTCAAGATAAAATAAGCGTAAATTAGGTGAGATGTTAGCATTGTTGCCACCAGCCATTAAAATAGG